TTTCTTGGCTGATGCGAAGATTGGTGATGTTGGGATGGCGTCGGGCGCGGAGGCTTCGACTTGGGTTTCTTGTGACATTGTTTCCTCCTGGAGACTTGTGTCGGGTTGGGGTTCGTTTGCTTCTTCTTCGACCTCAGGGTCGGGTTCTGAAGCAGCGATTTTTTCAATGACTGCGTCGGCAAATGCCGGAACGCTGACGACCGAAAGTTCTTGTAGATCAGCGGATGAAACAATCATGACGCCGTTCTTGTCAAATTTGAATTTCTTGGGGACTGCGCCCACAGAGACTGAGTCGTATGCGGACATTTGAATCAGTTCAACAACATCGTCGGCTGCTTTCGAACGAGCAAAAGTTGCACTGAATCCGAGCCCGTTGTCCAGATCGACAAGTTCGCTGACGATGCCGATGGGGCGTCCGTCGTGGTTTTCAAGAAGTCGCGCGGGTTTGGCATTCAAGTCAAAGGCTCCGCGCTTGAACATGACCTTCTCCCCACCTGAAACGGTTGCGACGGTGTCCCAAGGGACGGCAATGCCGGTGATGGTGCGCGGTGCATCTTCTCCAGCTGCTGCGTCAAGAGTGACGGGGACGGCGGTGAACTTGATCATGAAGGCATCTCCTGAAGGTCGGGTACTTGTGGTTCGACTAGAACGTCGTGCATATCGCCGATGGCTAGTAGGTCGTCGGTGTCGAAGCAGACGTAACGTCCGCGACTAACAACGTCGTTCATTGAAAGGCGAGATTCGATTGCGTGGGCGTACATTTGCGCCCCAAACAACCAAAGGTCTTGACGGGCTTGCGAAGCGTTTTGGTATGTCATGGATGCGCCAGGAGTCGGAGCCGAAACAAGGTAGGCGGGGACTGAACACATACGGGAAAGGTCGAGTGCTTGGTATTCGCGTTGCGCTGCGTTGACTTCAAGCGGGTCGCGGTCAAATTCAACAAAGTTGACGTAGTTGTTGAGTGCGCCGATGACGTTTCCTTCGCGACGAGCCTGCGCCCATTGCGCAGCGAGATCACCAAGTTCTTCGCCTGACATTGTCTCACCTGCGGAAGTCTGCTGAAGATAACCAGGAACGGTTTCGATGGTTGCTGCACGGTCGGCGTACTGATCAAGGTGAGTTGCGATGCTGACGGAGCGTCGCCCTGAATACATGAGACCAGTTGTCGGCGCAAGGAAGGTGATGATTTCATTTGGGTCTAACGGGACGCCGTTGAACTCGATGACGTCTGGCATCCCGAAGAATTGTGGGCCTTGCTGATTTGGGGTCTGAATGTTTGCGGACGGTAGCCATTCAAAAGACATCGGACGACCGTCGGTTGCATTACGGGAAGTAACCGCCCAAAAGGCGCGTCCCGTCATCCAGAGGTCGGTAACCGTGTTGGCAAGAATGAACTGGCGTGGAACTTTTGGATCAGGGTTTTCCATCCACGACTCATTAGGCACATAGATTTCTTCGTACTCTTCGCCGTTCCACTGCTTGATGTACTGACGGAACTCGAGACCTGAGATGGTCGAGGCGAGAAGGTCTCTCGCCCGCGACACTGTCGGGAGACTAAGGGCGACCTGCTCAAAAGCACCGCTTGACCATGCGTACATCGGAGGGATGCCGGCAACACTGGAAACTCCAGCAGCAGCTTTGATTGGCGAAGACGCAAATTCAGCAGTAGTTATTTTTCGGGAGAAGAACGCCACGCAGGGATTCTCCCACAAACTTGTTGCAAATGCAACTATCTCCCAAATGCCATTGCTGCGCGTCCCGTATTTGACGGGCGAGAAACAAGAGCGGCTGCAACAACCAAAAGTCGTGCTGCCTCAATCGGGCCAGGGGAGCGTTGGCTACTGATTACGACTTGACCATTGGCTCGAGCAAGGACGGCGCGATTGACGTGAGTTGCTAGGAGTTCTTCGCCTCGGTGGTAAATGCGTTTCTCAAGGATGAGCGAACGGGTAAGACCTGTGAATTTGAGTACTTCGGCATAGCCAAAAATTTGACGTCGCCGTTCAAGTTTCTCTGGCGTGTGAAGATCAAGAGCAGGTGAGATTGCCAGCCTCAACTTGGGGTCTTCGTCCATTGCCTTATTCACATGAATCCACATATCTTTCAGGGACTCTGTGGAAAACTGCACTGTCGCAATGATGTTGCCTTCTTCGGTAAGTCCGCAACGGATGCCGACGTACTTTGACGAGTCACTGCTTGAGTCCACTGCAAGGACGCCACCAGCGGGACATTCCGACTCGGTAAAAAGCCTGTCCCATACTCCAGGCTGAATCCATGCGTCCGCCGACGAGACCCACAAGTTCAAATGCGCACGAAGGAACGCTGCACGATCAGGAGTTTCCGCAGCTGCCTGCAACGCCTCGAGAGTAATGGTTTGACCGAGGGCGGGGTTCGCGTATCCCCAATTGAGTTCCTCGTTCGGGTTCGCCCCTGACGGGAGGCTCCACTCGGCGAAATAAAGACGAGTCTGCTTCTGCTGATCTATCGCACCAATGGCTGCCTCACGAAGACGCTGCATTGTCTTGGAAGATTCATCGCCTGAAGTTGACCAAGAGGAAAGAAGCGGAGACTTGACCGCAATCTGCGACGGGCGAAGCGCATCAAAATAAACCTCCTCCGACACGTTCCAGATTTCATCAACCACAATCAAGTCATACGTTCCGCCGTGAAGATTAGAAGTTGCAGCTCGTACCTCCCACGAAGACCCCGTCGGCATCTCAACCTTGTTGCGCCCATACGACCAAGTGACATGAGCATCAAATTGAGCCTCAAGTACCGGAGCAAGTTCATTGAAGATTGCAACCGCGCGATCAAGTTTGTTAGCAACCGAAAGAACATGAACCGCCTTTCCTCGAGTGACCGCCCACTCCGTCAACGCCCAACCAATCAAAGCAGTCAACGCAACCGATTTACCATTTTGACGAGCCGTCGCAACAAGAGACTCACGAAACACAAGGTCACCATTCACATCATGAGACAACTGGCCGTTCAAGGCAATGCGCTGCCACTCAAACAATGTTTTGCCCTGGACTCTTTCCGCCCACGCAGCAACCTGATCACCATAAGAGCCGACCGCCTGGACAACCGATTCCAATCTTGGCTCAACCATTCCAACACCAAGCGAAATGTCCGCAGACGCGAGGCATCGAACTGATTCGGTTTGAATCCCTTCAGATAAGAGAAAGTAAGGGGACGGGGTCTCGTTATTTTCTTTTTTCAAAAAAACTTCCTTGTTTCTGTCGTAGAAGCATTTCTTTGTGCAGTATTTTTGTTCGTCTGCTTTTGACCATTTGGATATTGGTTGGAACAGTTGTCCGCATGTTACGCATGATCGTGGGCTGTACTTGGTCATTTGTGGTGTTGTTTTGGCGGGGTTGTATCCGAGGTGTTCGTTGCGTGCGTGTTGTTGTGCGCTTCGTTTCCCGTTGATGTAGTTGGCTCCTCGACGTGCGTTGCAGCTCTTGCATGAGGGGACAAGGGGGGTGTCGTCTCCGACGATGTCGTATTCGATGAGGTGGTCTGCTTCTGTTGCGGGTGCTTTTTTGCACCAGTGGCAGAGAGGATTGCCTTCCAGTAGTTCTGCTCTTCTCCTTCTGAAGTCTGGACTTGATGTTCTTTTGCTCATGGTTTCCCCCTGCTAACGCGCCCCCCCGAGGGGGCTTGTTCTCTTTCGTTGTGTTCGGTTCGGTGGTGTGCTCGCCCCCCGCAGTTCGAGTAAGTATCTCTGGCTGCCGGATGTTTGACATGTGGACGGTCACCATTCTCATTTGTGACGTTTGGACGCTGCACAGTCGCTCGAGGGCAGACTGCTCGACCCGAGTTCCCTCGTGTTCTGCGAACCATCTGCAACTGATGATGTCGGCCTGCGTCTCTCAATTGTGTTGGCATCTTAGTCCTTGCGTATCCCCTGGAGGATTGCTATGCCGATACTTACCAGAAGGATGTACCACGCAACGACAATCATGCGACGGTGCCTAACCGCTTGGGTGAGGGTTTGAACAGTTGGACGCCTTCTGGCAGCTCTTGAGGGAACTCTGGTAGGTCGGTCATTGAGTACAGGCGGTAGTCCTTGATGGTAAAGCAATCCTTGTGTATCTCTTCGTTGTTGTTGATCACTTCTTGACCTGTAATCCAGCCCTCGATGAGGACTCGGTTGTCTCTGACTTTGCAGTGAATGAAGTTATGGGTTGGGTTGTCGCGTCTGCGGACTTTGATCGTGCCTTCAGCGTTCTCGGTTGCCCTCACTTGATACTCGAGGACGTCAAAGCCGTTGTCATTCTCTTGCCATTCCCAATCAACGCCGAACACTTTTGCGACGGCGACTTCTCCGAGGGAGCCTGTGATGTGGGACTGCCACCAATGTTGAAGATGGTACGGGACGTCTGATGCTCCTGGGCGTTGGTGTTTGAACATGGCGTCGATGCGGTGTTCTATCCCTCCGGTGCAAGCGAGGCGGACTTCTTCTTTGGTGAGGAAGACCCTGATCTGTTGTCTCATTGAATCTTGGCCTGTCGTCCGAGTCGTGCTGCGATTGCGTCAATGTCTCGTGGACGCCAAAGGTGGTATTCAATGCCTGCGTTGATGAGGCACCGCGCATACTTTTCTTGCTCTGCTGACAGTTTGCCTTCGGCGGTTTTGAGTTCGCAGAAGATTACTCCTCGAGATGGCACAGAGGTTGAGACGAGGACGAGGTCGGGAAATCCGTTGCCGTCTGACCGCCATACTCCAGGACGGGGCGATGACGGTGAAGCATGGAAGACGAGCCATTGCTGCATTCGCGCGACTTTGATTACTTGGTCTTGGAATATCTTTTCTGAGACGGTCATCGGGAGTCTTTTCCCAGGAGGAATCCGCACATGAACAGACTGATGCACATGATAATGAGCATGAGGAAGTCAACCATTATTTAGCCTTTCCAGACGGGAGATTTCTGCTTCAAGGTCTTTGCATTTGTTTCGCCAGTATTCAGCGTCTTGGGCAAGTGCGTTGCGTTCAACAATTAGTCCCTCGATGTAATCGCGCCATGATCCTTCGTCCATCAAAACGCCTCCTCTGCTTCTTCTTGCGGTCCAGGAGCTGCGCTTTTGAGGCTGTCAATGTATGCAGACGCTTCGCGCTTGGTCATGCCTTGAAGGTTTGCCGGTGGTGTTTTGCCCATTGACTTACAGACGGCGCGGATCATGTTCTGCTGTTTATCTGACGCAAGATTTGATGACTCCGTAATTCGGGTGTCGCCTGACATCCGTTCCACTTTGTGCATCTCTTCCCTTGAGGGGCGTTTTGTCCAATCTGTCGAAGAAGCAAAATCGCAATCGGCTAAGGCTCGACCGATGGCACTTGTACACGCATTTTCAATGTGACTCGTTTTGTTCACGTTGTTTGAACCACGCAGTTCTTCGGCAAAGTCTGTCGCAACTGGTCGGTCGTCTTCGCGGTCAACATAGATGTCGGCCTGAACGATGACGCGGTCGCCTTCAAATGTCAGAAGTTTTGTGATGACTCGACCTTCGGGATGTTTCTCCCAAAAGCGAGCAAGCCGAGAGGCAACTGGTTCGTAATCTTCGATGCTCATTTTGGTTCAACAATCCACTCGATGATTGCTTTCATCTCTTCGTTGTAAGTCATGCTCGGGTGACGCATCCGTTCGGCTGCGTTGCGCATTGTCATGATCAGAGCGATTGATTGACTGACTGTTGAGCCTTCTTCAAAGCGCATCTCTCCGTCAAGTTTGATTGACAGATTCATTAGACGTGCAATGATTTCGTCGGTTGTTAGTTCCATGATGTTTCCCTCATCTGTTTCTATTTGTGTTTGTGGACTGTACCGCATCCACGCTTCCATCTTGTGACAAGCGTGTGTCGGGATTTGCAGATGAACGCCTGCAAGGATTTCTGCCCTTTGAGGCATCCCCATCCCCAAGGCCCAACGCGCCAAACTTTGGTGCCGTCGGGGTTGATGTGGCTTTTGAATGCGATTGCGTCTGCGACTTTGACTTGTTGCGCGGGGGTTTTGCCTTTGGCACTTGAGGAGTCTGACCAGCGTTGCCAGGTGCCTCGGTAAATGCCAAGTCCGCCGGTGTAGGAGCGGGTTGAGTGTTGCCAGTTTCCGCCAGTTTCACAACGGGCTAGACCGTCGTAGTAAGCGTCTGGCAGGACGCCGTGATACTGCTTGTAAGTGTCTTGTTGTGCAGCTGCTGATGCGGGTGCGGGGATGGATAAAGCGGTGATGAGGGCGATTGCCATGATTCTACGATTCAACCTTTTCAACTTCTGTTGGCGGAGACCAAGTCAGCCAGGGAGCGCGCCGTGTGGCGACTGTGATTCTGAGATGTTCTCCTGTTGCCAGATCCGTGAAGATTTGGACGAGGGTTAGTTTGTCCTTAGACAGTAACGGAAGATACCCGAAGGTGTTGATCATGGTCTGTTTGCCATCATTTTGAGGAAGAGCCAGCAACTGACCCATCCCATAATAAAACTGTAAATGAATTGTGTATCGGTCATTGCGTTTCCCTTCGCTCGACGTGCTTGTGATGTTGTAACACAGACGCGGGTCTAGGTGGCGGATTCGACCTCGGAACCAATGAGGGAAACGCAGTCAGTCCCGAGGTCTAGCAGGAGGAGAATGACATCCTCGAGCGATTTATGGTTTTGGCAGTGCCCGCCAAGCGGCTTCAAATGCTTCTGCGGTTTGCTTCGCCATCTCAAAATGCAGCCAATTCGGGTTGCCTTGATACGAACCAGCGTTGTTTTCGGCTGTGTAAATAAGGACGCCCCGTTTCCCCTCACCGCGACTACACCTGTAGCCCGCGCCGAAGTCCCCGTATGCGTACCAATGCAGTTCGCACAGTCCGAGGGCTTTTGAATTGGCAAGGAACCAGTCCCACATCTCGCGAGCTTGCGCTTCATCTTTGTATTGAATATCAGCTGCGTATCCAGTTGCATGGACTGAAAGACCGGCGTTGTTTCTCATTGGACGATTGGCGTATGTGCCGAGGGACTTGGTTCCCCAACGCTTTCCGCAGAGTTCAACAAGTTTTGCCGTGACGGGCTGTGTGCCTTTGCCGTCCCAAGATGGGTAGTACGGATAAACGCGGTTGCTCATGATTGTGGTGGGTCTTTGGGTTTATCTTTGAGACCATTGCCAGCGAGAACGCCGAGAAGACCGCCGGTCAAGGTGGCGAGCATTGGCGAAAGTACCGCCCACGCAGAATCGTCATTTGGCGAGACTTCAAGAGGTTGCGTCACGAATAGCAAGCCGTAAAGCAGAGCCAAGATTGAGGCAAGAAATGCAACGGTCAATCCGACTGCTACGACAAAGATGAGTCGTGCTTTGATTTCTTCATTGCTGAGTCTGTTTTGTGGTTTCATGTGCATTTCCCTCCGGTGCCGTAGCGCGGTGTTGCTGTTGTTGGCGCGATTGTTTCGGTGACGCCTCGAAGTGCTTTGTTCTTTGTTGGTAGGCAATTGAGGCGTTCACGGTCTGCGCATGCGGTGAGTGATGCGCAAATGACCAATAGAATCAGGCTTTTTCGCATCAGCGGTACGCTTGAACTCTTATGGTACCGCCGGAGAATGTACCCGTAGCAGCAGTAATTGTGAACCCTGTTTGAGATGCTGCGTTGGTGTCTCTGCTGTTGTACCAATAGACATGGTTTGTTGTGTTGAAACAACTGTTCACAAATGTTTGCGCCGCTGCATATGGCATGAAAATATCAAAGGTGCCGTTGTTGCTAGTTGTTGAAGTACTACCAACGACAAGATATGTGCGGTTTACAGGACCGAGTGGATATTGCGTTGCGCTGTTGTAGTCCATGTTGACTCCAACTGTGGCGTATGTGGTGCCTGCTGAGTTGTTGAACGTCAATCGCAAGTCCGACTGGTCAGCGGATGCTGCCATGCCCGAAATGACTACGCGGTAGTTAGTCCACGAACTGGTAAAGCACCCCGAAATGGTGAAGCTGCTAACGCCTGCACCAATGGTTGCTACTGACCCTGAAAGGGTGGCGTTTGTTGCGCCTGTGGGCGTTATTGAAATCATTCCAATATCGGATTGCAAAGTTGTCATTTGCGCTGCCGTGAGGATTTGTCCTGATGTGAATGTCTGGTCTGCCATGTTGTGTCTCCTTTAGAAACTTAGAAGGTTATTGTCGAGCGTTCCGAAGATTGCGTCCGACAAGGTGAGGTACTGATTTCCGTCTGTTGATTCCATTGTAAGGCTGACGATATGTGAGCCTGGAACAATTCGGTGTTCAATTCCAGATGTGATCAGGGTCTGCGATTCTGTGAGCGGTGTTCCCGTGTTGTAGTCCTTTTGGACTGTCACAATTGACGTCAAGTCAATGGCGAAGATGGTTGACCATTGGGCAGAAGTCAACGCTGCGAGTTCGCATGAGATGCCCGTGAAACGAAGGACAGGGTTGCGGTATTTGCCAAGAAGGTACGCGCCAAGACCAGCAACTTCTGTGGTGGTGGAATTGAGCAGATTCAGGAGGTTGTAGTTCTGCGACTGGTACAAAGCAATTGACGTTGAGTCTGACGATGTTTGTGCAGCTCCTGCGCCGACAGATTGGGTCACGATGTAGTTGTAAAGCAACTCCGACCCGTACTGGTTGACGAGGGTCATGTACGGAATGCCTGTGCCGTTACTTGTAAAAGACGCGCCCGAGACAGGGTTCAAAACACTCGACCTCCCCTTGAAGGTTAGGCTTCCATCGGCTGCCGTGTATAGATAGCCCTGCTCGGAGGTGTTGACCTGCTGAAGGTAACCGAGGCAACTTGTGTCCTGTGTGACCGCGTAAGCGCCCAAAGTTGATGATCCTGTACCGATAGACCTTGCGCCTTGATAGTTGATTTCTGGACGGTCTAGGACGGTGTTGACGCGGGCTGACGATGACTCTGCGGACGGGGTGAAGGCGTTCAGTTGCTGATTAGCCAAAGTTCCAAAAGCATCAACGCATCGAGCGAACATTCGGTCTTGGCTTGGGATTGAGTAGTCAAGGTTCCAATCTTCGACGTAGCCCGTGTAGATGGGGGTGCCGTTGGCGTAGATGATGATTGGCGAGCGAGGCAACACATACGGGTAATAGATCGAGGACGTATTGAGCGGGTCGAGAACTCGGGTGCTGTTGTTGAATACGACTTGTGCGGTTCCTGCGTTGAACTGATCTAGTTGGCGGTTGCGTCCGCGTCTGATGTTGACCGAAAGAACGAGCGAGGTGAGGTCTGCGTATGCAAGTCCACCGAGGGTGCCTGTGTTGAGTAGGCCATAGACGGCGTCGTCAAGTTGAAAGGGTGTACCGAATCCTGTGGTTGTTTGAAAGCCAACGAGGACTTGATACGTGGGGACGCTCATTACAGTCCTGATGCCGGTGCGAAGACCGCGCCTGAATCTCGTTGTGCTGCAAGGATGGCGTCGATGATGGATTGCCCGACGGTCGAAGGCGATGCAATGAGTCCTGCGTCAATGTTGAAAGTGATGTTGCTGAAGTCGATACCAGCAAGTCCGCCTGCCATTGAGTTGTATCCCGTGCCAGTAGGCATTGCAGAGATTGGTGGTTCAGACGCTTTCTTTGACGGAAGGCTTGGGATAGATGCAGGGACGTTTCCAGCGACTGCGCCAGCACCGCTTGAAAAGTTGAACATTGACTCGGCTTGTTGTGTCGACACGGGACGGTTTGACGTTGGGTTTGCTGCCATAAGGTCAGCGAACGAAGGAAGTTTTTTGACGGTGTATGTTCCTAAGTCGCCAGTGCGTAGGAAGTTGATTGCAGCGAGCGGGATAGCAAGTGCAGCCATGACACCATTTGTGAAGCCAATGATTGCGTCGTAGATTTTGCCAAAAGTGTTGATCATGCCGTTGGAGTCTGTTCCGAGGGACACGATCTCAAATCGAAGTTGCTTGACTCCTCCAGCTGCGCCGTCAAGACCGAACGCTTCAGCGATGCGAACTGCTGAGTCGCCGAGTTTGGTCAAGATGGGAAGCACCTTGTAGCCGATTGACTCCTGAAGTTCGCCAAGAGTGATTTTGAGGCGAGCAACGACGCCCTCGTAAGTCTTAGCCTTTTCAGCTGCTGAACCGCTGAATCTGTCCTCAAGCATCCCCTGGACTTTTTCAAATCCTGCTGCCTTCAATGTTGCAGCGTCATAGCCAACACCAAGTTTCGCCAGAGCCCCGTAGGAGCCCTCCTGAGCCTTCGCAACGGCGTTTGCCACCGTCTCAACCGATTTCCCTGTTGACGCGCTTAGGTCGAGGCTGAGATTGAGGAGGTCTTGAGCCTTTGTGACGTCACCTGTTGCCCTGACCAAACGACCAAGTGCCGGACGAAGATTGTCGTCGGCGACGCCAGTAGCCCGCTGAGTCTTGTCAATGAATTCCTCAACACCTTTGATCTGGAGGTCAGATGCTGTCGTGGTCGCCTTGATGGAGTTGGCAAGTTGAACTTGTGCTGCTTGGTCTTCGGCTGCTGCTTGTGCTGCCTTGAAAAGAACTGCGCCCGCAGCTGCTGCACTTGCTCCCAACGCTGCAAAACCAATGACCGCAAGTTTGGCTGCTTGTTGCGCTGCAAAGCCAATTTTCTCAGTACCTGTCTCCAGATTTTTGAATTCGTTGAGGGCGGACTTTATTCCCTTCCCGTCAAATTCCGTGATGATTGGAATAGCAAGTGCCATCAGTTGAGTTCCTTCTGGACAAGTCGAATTGCGTCCATTGACGCTCTTAGCATCTCACGCTCAATCTCTCCGCGCTTGCGATACACCGCAGGCCCGAGGACTCGAGTTGTGCCAGGGCGAAGTTGCCCAAGTGAATCCCCGAGGCGATTTTGGTTGGTGCGTCCCGCTGCTTCAAATACCGCAGCTGCAATGTTCGTCTGCGTGATGTAAATCAGAGACACGGCTTCACGGCTTGCATCAACTTTCAACTTGACACCAGAAACTGCTCGAGCAACCGAAAATGGGAATATCTTCTTGTTGGCTTGTTCCCATTTGCGTGCCATACCCGAAAGCGGAACTTGCGTATAACCACGTTGAACTTCCCTGATAGCAGGCTGAGCAATGCGAGACGCATCCTGAACGAACTGTTTACGGAGACCAGGCTCAACCTTGTTGAGGGAACGAATTGCCTCCTTGAGTCCTTGAATCTCAATCGTTGTATTCGTTGTCATCGCCTAGACCGTGACTCTTTCTGTTCTTTCAACACATCGACCACCGTGAAAAGGTCTTCCGTGTCGAACTCGATACTTGGTGTCCAAAACCCCGTCGCGACAAGTACTTCGGCTAAAGAGCGTCGGTAACTGCCGCGTCGGTAGGGTTTGGCTCATCTGAGTTGACCACCTCGACCGATTGAATGCGTTTGATGTAATCGTCAAACACTGCCGGAACTGTGACGCCTGATTGCTTTGCTGATTCGTATGCGAAAAAAGCAAGGTCTTCGGCTCCGATGCCGTTGGCAAGTGAAGATGCCTGACGTTTGGTGCGGCGTTCCCATGCGACAACAACAAAGAGATTCGTTGTGACTTCATAGGCTTCGCCTTCGTTCGGTGTGACTTTGAGTGTGATTTTCATGTTTCCCTCGGTTGCTGATTATGGTGCGGTGATGTCTCGTACCCAAGTTCCACCTGTGAACTGTGCTGTGACAGTTGCAAGGGAGCCAACGGTTGAGTTGATTGGCGTGAATGAGGCCAACATTGCATTTGTGATGACGTACTCAGGGTTTGTTGCTGATTCGGTTGCGCCAGATGGTGAGATGGTCAGAACAGTTGTGCCGGTGCCGACGCAGCTGTTGAGGATTGCTTCAACCTCGGTTGCGCCGTAGGAAAGAAAGAAGTCAATTGAAACATCAACGGTCTGGAGTCCCTGTGTGAAGCGGTGACCTGTGTCCCCGAAAGCGGTTGACTCAAGGGAATCGTAACCAACTGTGATTGTGACTGCGTTGCCCTGATCCGACAAGTCGGTTGTGGTTGCGCCTTGAGTGATGCTGATTGTGGCATTCGAGAGGAATGTTGCTGTTGCCATTTCGGCTCCTTAGTTTCTCCGCACGGCGATTGCCACCGTGAGGTCGTATGTGGGTATATCTTGCCCGCCGTAGTTCGCGTTGCCTGGACGGGCGTCAACGACTGCGATGGACGAGTTCATGATTGTGTCAACAGTTGACATGAGATAGTCGCCTGAGTCTTGATTGCCTGGTGGAGCTGCCAAGACTCGGACGGGAATCCGAAAGTCGCCGACGTTGTATGTCCATGATGTCATTTCGGGGAGTTCAATCATGACGGACATTGGGCGCGCGTTTCGGGGATCTGTGACGGGTTTGAGACCGAGAGCGGTAAGAGCGGTTGCGATTGCGTTGATTGCATCGACAAGGATCCCTGTGGCAGCCATTAGGCGACCTGTGGTCTTCCGCAGCCGATGAGAGCCATGATGCGTCCCATAGTTGACGGGATGGGGATTGAAGACATCGAGTCAAAGGAGGCGAAGGAATCGGCACTTCCGCGCTCGCGATACAGGGTTGAGGCATAAAGAATCCCGCCCAATTTCACGGCAGCGTCTGGCACCGTTGACTGCGAATCGGTGTAACCCGCTTCTCTGCGTTTCCGAAATATGTAACTATTCGAAGCTGCTACGCAAGTAGTAATGAAGGCGGTGTCATTGGCAGTTGCGACGTCAATGCCCAAGAACTCGAGAACCATTGCGTTTGTAATCCAACTGATGCTCGGGGTGAAAGTGACTGTGCCGGTGGCGATTGAACGCTCGTAATCGTCGCCCGCGTTGACATAAAGAAACTGATAAAGACGAATTACATCGGAGTCAAATTCAAGGTCGCCCTCGTCAGATACCCCGATGAATTCGAAGTCTTGTGTTGAAACAATTTTGTGAGTACCAGAAAATCCGTGATCTGCGCCTGCAATGACCACAGAATCCCCGACCTGTATGCCTGTTTCAACAAGGGTCTGGAGAACGGCGTACCCATCGAGGCGCGTATGAAACGCGAGATCGTAAGTAGCCATTATTCCAGTTCCTGTTCGTTTGTTTGGCTTACGCCATTGTTGCTTTGACGAACTTGCTTGCGTCAATCATGAGCGTTGCAAGGTAACCCCGGAAAGCAATTGTGCGACTCATTGTTGACGGAACGTCGATGCTCAGTGCGCCCTTCTGCTGTTCAAAGATTTCGTAACCAGAAGCATCTCCAACGATGATTGTGTTGTCCGCGAAGTTGCGGTCAACGACAACTGAGAGACCGAAGGCAACGCCGTTTGGCTGTCCTGGGGTCAAGTTGCCAAATGCGTTCATTGGGCCAATTTGAGGGAACATTGGACGCTTCGAGGTATCTGCGAGACCAAGAAGAACTGCCCAATAGTCAGGGCTTAGGAACAAGTGCGTTGGAAGGTTGCCGTTTGATGCGCTCAAGATGGTTGATGCAGCTCCTGCAATCCATGATGACCAGTATGAAGGATCAGTTGCTGATGCAGCGGTGAATGCACGGGTTGTGGTTGCACCTGTCTTCAAGTTGTCGGCAGCGACGTTGTCGGTCGAGTTTGCATAAATGCGACCCATGTCGTCAAGGAGGAGTCCGATGATTTCTGGAGAACTCCAGTCGATTGACTGCTCTGACAAAGTTACATATCCGCCGTAGGCAGCCTTTGTTACTTGGTTGTCGGTGATGACGAAAGTGCCGTCTTGAAGTGCAGCGTTTTCAGCGGACTGAACTGCAATTGAAGTGTGGGTTGTTACCTCTGGACGGATAAATACTTTTCCGCCTTGTGGCATTGCCTTTGCGCCGATTGCGTCAATAACTGGACGGCGACCGATGAAGTTGTTGTAGACAGGCTGAACGATTGGAAGTGGAAGAACACCTGGGATGTCGGTTGTAACGACGTTTGGTGCGGCTGCACGAAGACCATCGGTCATTGCTCGCCATGTGTCTCCGCCAACGAAAGCGGCTGAGATGTACTCGGCAGCAGAAGGCATGATGAATTCGCGCTTGGCTGAAGCGAAAATTGGTGATGTTGGGATGACGTCGGGCGCGGAGGCTTCGACTTGGGTTTCTTGTGACATTGTTTCCTCCTGGAGACTTGTGTCGGGTTGGGGTTCGGTTGCTTCTTCTTCGACCTCAGGGTCGGGTTCTGAAGCAGCGATTTTTTCAATGACTGCGTCGGCAAATGCCGGAACGCTGACGACCGAAAGTTCTTGTAGATCAGCGGATGAAACAATCATGACGCC